GTATTTCCATGAAGTCTTGTAGAAATCATAAGAACCTCTTCTAAATCCAGAGAAACCTAAATTCAACGCCATATCTTCAGAGTTTTCAAATACACCGTAAGATGTACCTCCAGCTCCGTAAGAGTTTTGTTGTGCTAACATGTTATCAAATAGTAACTCAGTTTTTCTATCTAAGAAAAGCATGTTTTCTTCAATAGCTCCTTGAGAATCTAAATTTTCTAATACAGAATCAAAATCCTGTAAAGATCCAGCATAACCAGAAAGTACATTACCACCATTATTAATAGCAGAGAATAAACCTTCAGTACCTATAGATCCTGCAATACCCGCAGCTGGTAATCCAGCAAACGAAGGAGCAGCAGCTATAATTGCTGTAGCTTGTGCAGCCGAAGCTAACTCACCTTCAATCATTGCCATCTCTAAGTAATCTTCGAATCTCATTCTAGTTTCACCTTCAGCTTTTAGATACCATAAGTATCCAGAAGTTCCATCTTCACCAGCAACTTCAACCCAACCGATTTGAGCAGTATCAGATCCCGCAACAGCGTATCTGTCTCTGATTATGATTGGTTTGTTACTAAATGTTGTTAGAACTGGTTGAATAGATTGACCAGTAGCAGTTCCTAATGTAGAACCTTTTGCAAATTCAGAACCATATACGAATACTTTTAAACCTGCTAAAGCACCAGCTCCAACATTTACAGCAGCTCTTGTATAAGGTACTACAGTTACAGCACCAGTAGCTGGAGCAGCAACTGCGCCAGAAGCAGTAACGATTGCTTTTACAGTGAACGCAGGGTTAGCTGGATCCATTATAACTACAGTCATATTAGGAAAAATTGTATTTACAACTCCCGCTGCAATTGGAATAGTTAAAGTGTTATTAGCACCACCTGCTCCACATGCTACGTTATCGTAAGATATGTGTAATCTATTTTGTTCAGACCAAATTACTTGATCAGAAGACATTGGCATTTCAGCGCCAACCATTCTTAAAAAGCCAGCTAACGTTCTGTTTCCATAACGCTCTACCTCTGCTTCATATATTTCTGGTAGATATTGTTGTGCGAAGTCATTCCCACCACCATTGTTAAAATTCAAGTAATTGCTTACTAGAGTTTGTGTAGTTGATGATGGTACTAAGCTTCCAAATTGAGGACTTAATACACCCATTTTTTTTAGTTTTTAATTGTTAAATTTATTTGTTTTTATTTTTAACTTAGACGAATCTACTCCATTTATAGCTCGTACTTTAAAACCACCTATGGAAACTCCTTCACCTGCTACTTGACGCGGAGCGTCTAGTGTTGGGTTTTTAGAGCTTTGCATAACGTTTTTAATCCCATCAGTTTTACCTTGTTCATAAAAGTGTTTTACAATACTGTCTACATTTTGAGCAGCGTACATAGCCTTGTGATAACCTTTCGTATCTTTAACATTACCTTCTGTGTCTAAGAACTTCTCGACGAAGGTGTTAATGTTTGATTGGTTTTCTGCAATAGCATTTGGGTCTTTAACTCCGTATCTAAATTTCTTTTCTCCAACCTCGAAATCAAAACCTTTGAAATCATCAGAGAATAAACTTTTAGTGTCGTCAATAAACCTTTCGTGTTGTTGTGCGGCTACTTCTTTGTCCTTGTTGTATCGGTCGAAAAATTCAACTGCTTTTTGTTGGTCTTGAGTAACACCAGGTCTCAACTTGATTTCCTGGTAGTATTTATCTTTCAAACCATCCAAATAGCCTTTGGCTTTTGCAACTTCTTCTTTTTTTGCGAGTTTCTTTTTTCGGATTTCTCGCTCCTCGTCCATATCCTCGTCAAATGAGAAGTTTTCTTCCATTACAAATGTAAGATCTTCTGATGTTAAATGAGGTTTGGTATTTTTATAGTACTCTTTTAATAAAGTATCTTCGTCAACGTTTGTATAATCAGCGTTAAGTCTAGTATAATCATCTATAGTACCACCAGTTTCTTTCATAAACTCAACTAATTTTTCTACGTTTTCAGGTAGATCAATGTTAGCTTGTTTAATAACTGGTTCTTTTGTTTCTAGTTTTTGTAGTGGTTTTTCTCCCACCTCTTGAATTTCTTCAATAACCGGGTTGGACTCTTCAACTGGTTTGTCTCCTCCAATGTCCACGATCTCGCCATCTCCGGCTTGTTCGCCCACATCCACCTTCTCTGTTTCTCCGACTTGAATGGCATCTGTTTCTTGTTTTTTAGTTAAGTCTACTTTTATAGGCTCTTCTGTTTTTAAATTAGGATCACTTGATAAATCAACCTTAATAATTTCTTGTTTGTTTTGAAATTTCTTAGGTTTTTTAGACTTCATTTTAAAGTCTCCTTCCTGTTTAACAGGTTCATTTGTTTTTGTTTCTTCTGACATAATATAATATAATTAAATAATTAATAAAATTTATACTTGTGGCATTACTGCCGATGTATTTTGATCTTCAAAGTTTTTAGGTAATAAATCATTTTGTCTCTGGCTTATTAACTCACTTTGCTGCGTAGCTTCCATTTTACTACGCTTGTCTTTACGGTCTTCAATAGAAGACTCTTTAGTTTTCATTGCTTCAACTTCCATACCTTTTAACTGCATGTCAAACTGATGTTGAAATTCCATTTCCTGTTGCTTCAATTGAGAAGCTATTTGCATTCTCTGTATCTCAAACTGATTAACAGCTTGCTCGTACTGAACTTTAGAACCAGATATAGCCTCTTGTTTTTGTACTTCAGACATTGCAACTTTCTCAGCTGAACTAGCTTGAGCATCTGCTTGAGCCTGTATGTTAGCTTGTTGATTTTTTTGCTCTTGAGCTTGTTTTCTTCTACGTCTTTGTTTTAATACGTTGTTAGCTAATTTTAAATTAGAAATTTGACGTATGTCTATTGCATCTTCTAAATCAATACCACCTTGTTGTAAGGCCATTTGAATATTTTGCTCTAACTGCGCCTTCTCTTCATCTTCAGGTTCAAGCTCTAAGTATATACCAAAATCATGTATATTTAAATTTTGAATTTCTTGAAGTGTTCCAACATTGTAAGTTGATATAGAACTTTTTAATGAGTTTAACGTTAAAGGATAATTTAATGAATCAGCTATCTTAAGAGATATGTTCTCACATGTTCTAAGTGTTAACCACATGCTAGACTGTAATATATGTCTTGTTGCAGTATTAGACGCGTTAGCGGCCATTTTCTGTAACCCAACTAATGCGTTTTTGTCTTGATCACTTCCATCTCTAGCTTCATTAAGCCCAGTTACATCTCTTATCATTTGTAAATAATACTGATAAGTTTGTATTAAGCTTTGTATTTTACCTTGGCCACTAGAAGATGTTAACTCTTGAATAGGTACTTTACCTTGATTAAGAGAACCTTCTTGTGTTAATGATCTACCAACAATAGAACCAGTTTGGAAATACATGTTAAGTGCTTCTGCTGGATTGTAGTTTGTACCATTACCTAAATCAACCTCAGCTAAACCATCCATATCTAAGAACACACCATCTGGTACTATTCTAGACATAACTTGTTGTAACTTTAAATGTGTTAATTGAATCATGTCAGCAAAACCAGTTGTTTTACTTACGATAGATTCAATTTTACCTTGGTACATTCTTGGCGCTACAATAGCATAACTCATTTCTACCTTAGTAGTATCAGCAAAAGGTCTTGTCATATTCTCAGCAAGCTCCCATTGTAATAGTTCATTATTACCTATAACTTTAGCTCCTTTATATAAAACCTCTATCGTTCTTGATACTTTTTCGAAACTATCATTTTCAGGAGGATTAAACGTGTCGTCTTTTACTAATGATTTCTCTAATCCATTAGCGGTTTCTTTTATTTTAAATACCTGGCTATTGTAAGTTTTGTATTCAAAATACATAACTTGTATTGTATTAGGATCATAAGTTTGCCACCCATAAGTTGTATCTCTACTTCCTACTTGCTTTGATATTTTTTCTAAATCTTTTTCTGTTAAGTGAGGAAATTCTTTAGCTATTTCTGCTATAGTTAGTGACTTTATTTCACCAACATAATAAATATCTTCAAAGTTTGGATCTTCAGTATATGAAAATATTAACCTAGCAGTATCAACATAATCAATTGTTATACCGTTTGCTCTGTTCCAATTAGTTTTTACAGCACCCATACCTAGAGTAACTAAATCGTAATTGAATCTTTTTTTAATGTTATCAAATTTATTTTTAGCTAACACGTTATCTATAACCTCTTCTTCAGCTATCTCTACAGCATGCTTATAACTAAGTTGCATATGCATATCAAGCTCTTCTTCATTTGCAGGCAAACCTGCAGGGTTAGGACTTTGGTATAAATCCAAACCTAGTTTAGTTTTTAATTCTTCTAAATAAGGTTTAGCTAACATATCCTCATATATAGCCGTAGCGTAATCAGTTCTTTTCTTTAATGATACTGGATCTTGAGCGTTAGCTTTAATTTCAAACATTTTATTAGACATCCCGTTTACAACGATATCTACAAACTTTGAT